AATCTAAGTCTTAATCCCACAGGTGAGATGACATGAGCAACACAGGAAATGCAGAATTAGCGACTGGGGCATTGTCCCATTTGAGCGCAGAGTTAGGCACGTTAGAGTTTGGCGATAGAGTAGATTTTACAATTGATGGCGGGTTTGTTGGACGGATTCATTTTGACGAAACAAGCATTAAAGATGAGCTTGTGCGCGAAATTGATGCAGAGTTTAACTTGATTGCTAAGGACAATCCCGATGCGCTTGTGGAAATGTTTTTAGTAAAGCACATACTACTTAGAGCAAGTGCCTAACACAGTATATGCGTCCTAAATGACGTAGTTTTTTACGTCATTAGTGACGCATAATCATGTAAGACAATTTATTGTTTTTTATACATATAAAAAACTTCAATTTTATATGTATAAAAAACAGATAGTTAAGGATTTAAAAACATATTAAATACTAATGCCGCGTCTAGCGTAGTATGTTTTAAACCAATTATAAACTAATGCTAAATTCTCATCTGATAACGCCTCGCTATAAATAGCGAAGCCGAGAATATCAACTGCATCAGCGTAATTGCCATCACCCAAATACGAGCTACCAACTCTAAACATCCCCGATTTGTCACGAACGCCCGTTGGACTACCTGCGGTTGAGCTATCCCCTGCGGTAAGGTCGTTTGTTTTTAATATCTGTGTGCTGTTATCGAATCTAGCAGACGCGCACCGATACCCTGCCCTTGCTACACGAGTAAGTGTAGGTGTTTGTATGCCGCCTGCTGCCCCTGACACAGTGCCGTCATAATAACCAATATTGCTAGTTAAATTGTTATCTGTTGGGTTTCCGCCTTGATTTGCGGCTTTGAATTGAAAACCCTTAGGGTAAATACTTGGGGCACCCGTTCTTGTTGTTCCGCTATTAGACACATAGAAACAATTTTGTTTTGCTGCTGAGCAAACAACAATAGCTGTCAAATTATCAGATTCGGCAACTGCTGTTTGCAGCCATTTCGAATTGTTTAGAAACTGTACCGAATTAGCTGAAATCGTAGGTGAACCAACTAAAACAAAGTCAGCTTTACCTAGTGCGTAGTTTTTTTGGCTACGCGCTGTAGTACCGCCCAAAATACCGAATGCTTCACAGTTAGAAGCATACGGTAAAACCAAGCCGATATTGTTTGCGCTGGCATCTACGCCGCTTGCTGTAATGACTACACCGCTCATAATTTGTTTACTCCAAGTCTTGCGATTTTAATTACTGCTGTTGAACCTACACCGCCGAATCTAAACTTAAATCGGGCATAGACACTGCTGATTGTTCCTGTTGATCCTATTGTTAAATTTGGGGTTTTCATTACGCCAACCATATCCTCCTGATTATACATATCATCTGTCCACGGATCAGTAGCAACAGGTTGATAAGTTGAGTATTCAAGCGTTGAGACATTAGAAAATACGGCATTAACAGTGCTTCTAATTTCAAGATAACAACCTCTATTTTTTGCTAATCCTGATAAAGACACTTCGGCACAAGCATATAAAACATCGCTATTGCTAATAGATGATGCCAATTCTTCAGTAGTAATACTCAGCTCGTCATTTTCTGCTCCTACATCTGTGACTGTCAGTACCCAGTCATATCCAAAGCCATCGGCACGCGCGACTAATGCAGACGTGACTAAACCTGCGCCCCATGTCCCTGTTTTGCTAATTGTGCAGTTAGCAGGGATTGTGCCTGTAACAACTCCCGATGTGCTGTTTGTGCCACCTGTATCAGTAAATAGGGGATTGTTAAAAACTTGTTTAAATGCAGAGCTTAGACTGTATCGCTGTCCTGCAAATTGAGGCAAATAATCAAGGATTTGATTATCTTTAATGAATGATTGGGCATAGGCATATCCTTGTGCCATCGAGCCTTTGGGGGCTTGATGAATGCTATCATCCGTTTGCATCATTCCGCTTTTTGGAACACAATTTACGGATGCCCTATCAATCATTGCTCCAAAACTATCGACTACGGTTAGATTTTTTCGAGTCAATGCCTGTTCTTTTAGCCACTTGTTGATGTTGCATATTCTAGCTACGTTTGCAGCACTGAAAGTAGCGTGTGCGGCAGCTAAAGGGGATATTGTTGACCAACGGACATAAATACCGTTTGCATCTGCTGAATCAAAAATGCTTGTTAGATTCGCTTTTGTTGTTTCTTCAGATAGTGCGTAATCATTGATGCCAGCCTCACCCCATAACTCATCGGGAGCATACGGCAAAACATCGGTATTAAAACGAGATAACATTTGTGTTGTAGTGTTGCCGCCTATGCCTGCATTACATACAAATTCAATGTTACCACTTGTAAAATAATGCGCCCACGCTAAATATCCATAATCGCTTAATCTTTTTAAGCGTACAGTATTGTTCGATGTTTCAAGTGAATTTTGTTCTGTTCTTGAATCGCCGAATACTGCGATTTTCTTTGCGTGAGATAATGCCGAAACTGCACCACTTGACTCTAAACCAACTGCTTGTATGCCATCAGTCGCATCTAATGACATCAAGATAAACCCATCTTGATCAGTTAATAAATAACCATCACGCACAGTGTTATATTTAATTGACCAAAGCGTTGTATCTAATAATCCTGAGTCTAATTCAAAAGTTGTACTTTTTAATTTACCAATCGCACTTAGTGTTGCAAATATAAAACCATCAGGATCTCTGAGTGTTAACGATTCTGCCGTGGCATCGGTTAAGTATTGCATAACAAAAGTACCAACATCTAACAAGCCTGTACTAACAGTATTTGTTACCGTTTTAAAAGTACCATCGCCGATATATGCAAGAATAAACCCGTCAGCATCAACAAAATTATATTGATATTGAGCGTGGGCACTGTATTTAATTAAGCTACTGCTAGAATAACTATTAACGTATAAAGCTACGCCTGAATTATTTTTATACAAATCAAACATAATGTCAGATGGTGACGATTGTGGCACGCTAAAATACTGACCATTTGTTGTTGCTGCTATACCTGTGGACGTGTCCGCATAAATACCTGAGCTTAGTTGAGCAATATCACGCGCTGCTTCTGCTGCGTTTTTGGCTACTTCTGCGGCTTCTGCATTTGCTGACGTAGATATGACATCAAGCCCAGTCTGCAAGCGGTCTGCTGCTGCGCTTGCTGCATTATCACTAGCGTTAGGGAACTCATTGGCCAATGAGTACAAAGTGCGTCTAGTCTCGCCAAGCCTATCAATAACACTATTGGCTGTACTGTTTGCAATACCAGCAATCGTATCAACATCTAACTTAGCGTTATTTAAGTCTGTTACTGTAATTTGAGTCATAAAACATCCTCGCGGCTTGGTGCGGTGTCGCTGTCTGCTGCGTAGTAGCCAGCGTCATAATTAATTGCCTTAACTTTAACATAACTATTGTCAGATATGCTTACTTCTTGCACTAAATAACTGTTAGCACCTTCAGAACTATCCGCGCCAAAACTAAAAATTGTTCTTACACCAACATCGCCACCATTTGTCGTGTTAATCGCTTCGCTAGGCGCATAAGCAAGCACGACTTTATTTGCGCTAGTGCCTGCGGTAACAGGTATCGACTCAAGCGACCCATCACGCTTAATTAATAAAATGCTATGGTCGCCTGCGCCAAAAACAACACGTCTTGACAGTGTTAATATTAGACCATCTTGCGCGATTACCTCGCCGTCTTTGCTATCAAAACGGGTATTATCGACAATATCAATCCGTTGGTTTGGTAACAATAAACGCCCATCGCTCGTGGTCTCTGTCTCTATGCTTACACGCTGTAATTTTAGTTTGTTGTACTCTCTGTTTGCCCTATACCACGCTTGAGTGTAATTTCTAACGCCTGCCAACTCTATTTTTTTATAGTTTGTTGCGCTTAAATCAAGCGGTAGTTTAATCGTTTCCTGAGCATCGCTTACGCTGTCATTATAAACAAATTCTATACCGTCATATTGGTCATCAGCCGCGAATCTTCGGCTAATCACATCACTAGCAGGCTTCTTGTTTCTGTGTGTAAATAGTGCTGTACTTGCTGTTTGTAACCCATCAAAACTAAATCTAATTTTACCATTTTGGCGATACGCTAAACAAAAACAAGCATCTGCAATCATGCGTACCGTTTCTTCAAAAGATATATTATCAGAGTCTAACGTGTAGCTAAACTCTAAGTTATCTATACCCCCCGTCCAAGATTCGTTATGTATATTGCTATACCATGTTTGGTATATTTGCGGCATATCGACATCAATATTGATGTCAAGATTACCTATCGTTTTGTCTTTTGAGATTGCAGCAATAATATCGGGTGGGTTATTTGTAGCTGATATTGTGCCGCTTGCTATTGAACCATCATCATTAAATTCTCCACTAAACACTGTGCCGTTATAAGTTGGGATTAACCTCGATGCAATACAATTAAACTTACGCTCTTTTAACGCAAGGGCGCGTGTAGTTGCTTTAGTTAGTGTTTGCACAGTGGTTACATTGCCAAAATCTGTCACGCTTAATTCACTAACCGCACTTAATGACTCATATTTTATTTCATCGACAACAGAGCCACTAAAACCAAAATCATGGTCATTTGTGCGTCTTGCTCTAACCATTGTCGCCCCCGTCCATCCTGTTGTTATCTCAATTGTCTTGCCTTTTAAATTACTATCAACTCCGCTTATTGTGTCGCTATGCGTATAAACCGAACCTGTAGGCGCATAAAAAGAGTCAAGCTCTTGATACTCAATATCAAAACTAACAGCCAACGTTAATTTACCATCATTATTTTCATAAAATAAACCTTGCTGTGCAATTATGTTAATCCATATTTGCGTCATTTCAGCATCTTTAAGTGTTACCCAATTAGTCCACTCTGGATTGCCTGTTGTAATTGTAATTGTTGCAGGAATTGGCGTAACAGTTGATGTTGCCCATGTTGCTGTGGCTAACTCAAAAAACTTTGTTATACCTGATATACCCTTTGATGTAATTGTATAACTACCGTCATAAGTACCCGCACCACTGACGCTAATTACATCTCCTGCCTCTGTGTTGCTGTAAAATTCATCGGGAATGTCAAAAATATAATCGTTTGTACCACTCACATCAGCTGCGGTAAAAAAATAAAAGTTATTTGTTTCTGCTAATACAAATTGATTACGCGCTTGTAATGTTTGACCATCAACGTTATTAGACTTTTTAACTAATCTCACAGGCTCACCAACACCTCCACCAATCGTTAAAAACGGACTGCCACTGTTAGGGCTTGTAAACGGGTTATAAAACTCAGCACTTGCGCCAGTAACATCACTAACAAGTGAGTCACCGTCTCGCACATCATCAATATCATACCAACCGCGCCCAATGCACATATAGCTATATTCGTATTGTGTATTGTTAATATATTTAGAGTAAACAGGCTGCAACAATGATGGATAAGAGCGTACAGTGCCAAATATATCTTCAATACGCTGCAATATACGCGGCTCGTTTGTACGTCCTGCTAGTGAGTTATTAGGGCTTTGTTGTGAGCGGTTTATGTTTGACGGTGTTGGAATATCAGGTATTAATTGTTGTACTAAATAATTGCTTAGTCTAACGCTCGCTGAAAAAAACGGAAATAAAACATCAAATGCACTGGCAGGACTAATCAGCACAATATACTCGCCCGATTCGCTCATTAGTGCGTTTACATCGCGGCTTATGTCTGTCTCATTGCTAGGTTGTCCGTTAAATACTGCAAAATTAGTCAGTCTTTTTTTATTATCTAGTATCCACTCTGCAACGCTATTGCACTCGACAATCTCAGGCTCGCTAGTCTCAAACACATGGTCATAAATACTAATTTTTACAGTCATAGCTATAATACTCAATAAGCCCGTAATCGTCTGCTATCTGTGCCAATGGTTGCCAAACTACCATATTGCGTAAACTGTGCAACACACCACCGTTATAATATAACCCACAATGCGTCACTTTTTTAAATTTACCTAACAACACAACAAAATAATCTTTAGGCTTATCTTGCTTAGTAAAGCCGTGTTTATTATTGTGCAACGCCATCCTAAACGCGTTAGCCACATCGCGCATCGAATCTGTTTTTGGTGTGTAATCATCAAGCGATAATCCAAGCTCGTTAATGTAAACATCTGCTACTAACTGCCAACATGGCGGCCATTCGTAATGCTTCGCAATATAGCGTTCTATCATAAAAAACCGCGTAACATTGGGAATCGTTTAAACGTATAAAGCTCACCCGTCTTTAGTACATTAAGTTTACGCGCCACGGCTGATATGGTGGCAGTGCCGCGATTGTAGCTAATAGACTCGGCTTGTAATCGCTGCACGGCTTGAGGCTCTGTTAAGTCGTCAGACAAATATGCGCGATAAGTGATTATAATTTTTTCGGTAGTATCTAAAGGGATTCTATCTAATTCTTGGCGTAGTATGTTTTCAGCATCTGTTGTATCAATGCTAATCGTGAATTGTTGGTCTAAATTGTCGGGGCTTCCTGCCAATGCTACTGTAAAATTAGTTGATTGCACGATTAATGTATTAGCATCTTCATCAACAACCGCACCCTCGCTTGGCTCACGCCATAAATGATAGGTTTGTGTTAAATCAGAGTGTGAAATACTAATAACTTCAATCATGTACTTTGTTTGTGGCGCACTAGCCAAAAACTCTCTTAATCTTGCTTCAATATCTAAACTCATACTAGCACCAACGTATCTTCTAAAACAAATTCGGCTAATCGGTCTATAAAATCGCCAACATCGCCGCTAGTCTCCCAAATTGATAGCACTGTATCTGTCGCTTCATCGTCAAAGTCATACGCGCTAGAGTCTGCCTCGACTTGAAATGTTACTACAAAATTATTACCGTCTGTTTCTGTCACATTTACCGATTGCGGTATGATGTTTACTTCATGCTGTTGTAATCCTGCCCCACTATCTAACGGTATATTAAAAGACAATGCGCCTTTTTTAATGATGTTATAAAAAAACAGAGTCCATACTTGATAGTGACTTGCTGTACACGCTAAAGCCACGTTAAACAACTGCACCCCTCTGTCGTACTCTAGCGCATAGCGATTAAAACCACCCTCAACCTGAGTACGACTCACCCCACCTGCTGCCCCATGACTATAGCCACTAGGCGAAGTAACTGGGTATAAATCACGCGGTAAATTGATTGTTGTCATTTAGCGTCTCCGCTGTAAATTATATGACTGTTGTTGCGCTCGGCTTATCTTACTGTTTGGGTCTCTTGTTTGCGCTGCTACTGCCTCAATGACTGTTAAAATAAGCTCACCATCGGGCATTCTGCGCTCTTCGGTGCGGTCTATTTTGCCTGTGGTCTGATTGACAATGGTCACTTTAGTATCACCGCCACCCAATTTATGATTAGGGGTAACATGGCCATTACCGCCCATTGTGATAATCTCTGCACCGCGCTCGCCAACTAAATAACTATTGCCTGCTTGAACACTACCGCCCATCGCCCTTGCGCCTGCTAACTCTGCGCCTGCAATAGCGGTCATTACTGCCGCACTAGCATAACCCATGCCCCTAATTATTTGTGCGTGTGCTGTACCCGCTGCAACTAATGCAGGGTTAGCCGTTAATGCGGCAAGCATCGCATAACTGGCCTGTGTTGCAATTGCTGCTTGTTCGGTTGCCAAAACAGTTTGGGCTATGGCAATCGCTTTTTGTGCAATAAATGCAGCTTTTGCGATTGCGCTATTTTCATGGCCAGTTATTCGCGCAAGCTCTAAAATATTGCCAGCTAACTGTGAAGCCATATTAAATTCATCTTGTTTTAGCGCATTTTGTTGCTCTAATGAATCGCGTTGAATGGCTATCTTTTCGGCTTGGTATTGAAGTTCGTTTTGCTCACTACGTTGATAATACTCTGCTTCGCTCATGTGATTGTTGGCAATCGCTTCATCAATAATCGCTTTTCTAGCCATCATCGCTTGATAAACAATCTCGTTTTTTGTTGCATAGCTATTGCGTAGAGCATCAAGTTCTTGCGCTTGCTGCGCCATAAAATCATCGGTTTGTTTTTGGTTTTGCTTTGCCGCTTCTTCGGCTTTTAGTGCGTCAATTTTTTGTGCTTGGATTCTCAAAAGCTCTTTTTCTTTGGGTAATAACTTACTTAACTCTGTATTTTTTAAATCAAAGTTAATTTTTGCTAGTGCGGTATCATCACCCCATAGCTCAATCTGCTCTTTTTGGCTTAACAATAAAGACTTATAAGCATTGTTTAATTGCTCTGCTGCCTTAGCTTTGTCATTATCTGCTTTTTTAGCGTCTTTTTCGGCTTGTGCTTTTTTAATAGAGTCCTGCAATAATTCTTTTGATGTTTTGCGCGTTTGCTCGGCGATTAAACCATCGACCATCGACTCAAATTCTTTTTGAGCTCTTAGCTCTTCCCGTGCTTTTTTCTCATCTTGTACGGCTTTTACGGCTGCATTTCCTGCACCTAAACGCGCGTCTCTTTCTGCTAATATTGCCGCAATAGAGTTTTTGCGCTCGTTATCTAATTCGCGCCATCTCTCGGCACTAATGATTAATCCTTCTTTGACATAATCAAAAAACGATTTAACTTCAACGTTAGCAATTTTAAAAGATGCTGCAATATTAACTGGTAATTTAGTGAAAGCGTCTGTTAAAAAAGTAGCCGTTTGACCACCATCATTTTTAAGCACACCAAGCGACACAAGTACGCTTTGTATTGCGCTAGTCGTATCATCAAAAGCGTAACCCCATAACTTCGTTTGATATACGGCTGTTTCTAATGGTGCGCCACTATCAATCCAACGTGATATACCCTCAAGCGAAGAGACTAAACCAACGCTTGCGCCTGTGGCCTCGTTTAACTGACCAACAAAAAACATCATAGAGTTTGTTAGTTTTGTGAATGCTTGACCGATGGTTGTTGCTGTTTTGCCAAACTGTTTGTCAACTTCTTGAGTTTGTTCTTGTATTGCGGCAATTAGCACATCGCTTGTTAACGCGCCTTGTGCAGCCAAGTTTCTTAACTCGCCTTTTGTTACGCCTAAAGCCCTAGAAAATAAATCCATGAGAGCTGGCGCATTTTCGGCAACACTGTTAAATTCATCGCCATTAATTATGCCTTTAGATAGAGCTTGGCCAAACTGTAAAATTGCAGCCTCTGCGCCTTGTGTGCTTGCACCTGACAAAGCCAGAGTTTTAGCAACTGTCTCGGTAACTGTCGCAACACCAGTCATTGATATACCAAGTTTGTCGGCGTTTTGACTCACTTTAAAATACAAATCACCTGTCGCTTTTGCTGCTTGGCCTGTGCGCTGTGATATTTGCAAAACATCATCGGTAGCATATCCAAGCTCTTGCATTGAGTTTGTGACAAGCTTTAACTTGTTTTCTAATTGCGTATAAGCATCAGCATATTCAAGGATTTTATTAGCTGTAAAAGCACCTGCTAAAACACCTGCCATACGTTTTAGTGCGTTTTCTGTGTTGTTTCCTGCGCGTTGTAAACTGCCTAATGCTCGCTCACCATTGCGTAAACCTCTAGTGTCAACGCCTAGCCCAATCATTAAAATATCTGTTAATGCCATCTTATCACCTCTTTTTACCGATTGAGCGTAGCGCGTTTTTAACACTGTTTGCCACTTGTGCGCGTTTATCTTGAGTCATTACAGGCACCATAGGCATAGGACACAAAGGGTCTGTTGCCTCGTTTAGCATATCAGCATACACAAGACTTAGCTGCATAATTGTATCAGCTTCCCATGAGTCTAGCACATAACCCGATAAATCAGCCCACGCTTTTAACTCAGTCCAAGATAGCCGTTTTGCTATACCGTCATTATAAGAGATTGTTCCTGCTTCATGCAGTAAATTGATAAGATAAAGCCCACTTGTTAAAGTAGGCATATCAGGTGTTAGGGTAGGATTGTTTTGCGTGAATTGCTTTAGGCGCGTAATACGATTGTATTCTTTCGCGCCCTTAGTCTGTGGACAACTATGCCACCATGCTTGTTGTCTAGCGTAGAGTTTAAGATTCTCTACGCATTGATAAAAAAATTGGCGCGGTCGCTAATAGCATTATCAATTTGCTCTTTAATCCAGTTATAACGTGTATAAAGACTGACAGCATTATCAAAGCTAAACTCGATAACTTTGCTGCCCTCAGAGATACCTTTCCAGCCTAGCGTACATTGTGCCAATAGCTCGATGGTATCGCGCTCATTTGCGTTTAAGTCTAACTCTTTAGACTTACGCGCTATTTGTGCCTTGGCTCGTGCTTTGATTGCGTTTTTAAATACAGGCGAGTCGTGGCCAACAATTTGCACTTCAATATCAGGCAAAAACTCACCAGTCACAGGGTGCTTTAATTGAATAACAGCATCGTTTTTTGGTAATAAAATCGATAAATCCATAATAGCCTCTATTTGTTTTGTTGCCCCTATTGCTAGGGGCGTAATGGTTTAAAGATTATGGCAAGGCAACAGATATAATATCAGTATTGATTTCTAGGTTAATAGAACCTGACAAAATCTGGTCAACACTGCCAGCGTTTGTTTTAAACGACATAACCAACGCGCTAAAATAATCTTTTGAGCCGTCTTGGTATGTAATAGCAATCGCTTTGTTAGCATCAGAGCCAACTGCTGCAAGCGCGATAATCTGCCCCGCATCGTCACGGTCAATCGCTAACTGTAACGCCATTGTACCATCGTTAAAAGAGCCTTTACGCTTGATAGTGCGTCTTGATGCGACAGGGTTATGCGTAACCGTTGCATATTCGCGGCCAAATTCGCCTAATTCGGTTACTTCGCCAATCAAAGAAAAGGTTAATGCTGCGTACCCTGCGGCATCGTTTGTGGCTGGCAATGTGGCACTAATGCCAATAGTTGCCCCTGCGGTTGTTTGTACTAAAGCTGCGGCCATTTTGAGTTACCTCGTAATCTGTTGATATGGGACGGTTACAGGCAACATATACCACCCGTCTTCTGTAAAGCCAGTGTTTACGCTGCCTGTTTTGTCAATGCGAACATTATTAGATAATACCGTATTTCGTGCAAATGCGCTTAAAATTAAATCAGCAATTTGAGCCGCTCTCACTGTGCCTGTGCCGTCTTTTACAAAGATAGAGCATTGCATAAGTCCTAGTGTTTGGTTTGTTGTTGCAATGCCTAAAGCGTTAGTCCCTGCATTTAAAATACTAACTCGAATATGCTCGCCTGTAGGTGGGTTAGGTTTTCCATTGTTTAAGCTGTTTGGATAATAAATTGTAGGCAACGAAGCCTTAACCGCTTCTAGCTTGTCGAATAGTGCTAACTCAATTTGTGCTTGACTCATTGTACACTCCTGACCGCTTGTTCTAACTCTTGCAATGCCATTCTAACGCTAACTCTAACCATGCCGCTTGGTGCTTGTTGACTGTGTCCATACTCCAACGCTTTAGCGTATGGCAATTTGTTTGTTAAATAAAATATATGGCCATCGGCTTGTTTGGCGAATGGTATCACATGGTCGATTGAGCCATTACGGTTAGCAGGTTTTACCGCTCCCGTGTATGGTTGGTCAAGTGATGCTTGCCAATTCGCTCTAAATAATCCCGTATCAACAGGACTCATACGCTCAACTCGTGCGCTAATATTGATACAAAAAGCAGCTACTGCTTTAGCTTGTGTGATTGCCAATTTACGCGCTAATCGCTCAATATCGCTATTAAATGACATTATAAACGCCCTTGCACAATGTATAAAATACTTGTATCGGCTGGCTTAATCTCTTTAACCGCAACAATACTATATTGCAATCCGTTTGTCTCGATGCGTTGTTTATTGCTGATTGTAAACGCGCTAGACACCAAAAACTTAACATCATGAGCCGCTAGTAAAAAATCATTGTTATCATTTTTATCAAAAGAGCTTTGCACAAGTTTGATTGTTTCGCTCGTTTGGCTAATGGTCGGCTGATAGTCTGTACCTGTATTTGTCTCGCTAATAAGCAAAGCATCACGGCCATTTTCGCGTATTAATCGCTCAGATAATGCTGCTAAATTAGCGTAGTTAATGGCCATTTATAGCGACCTCATCACAGATGTACTCGATGCCACATAGTCGGCTAAGGCTGCATTGATAGAACGCGCAATCGGTGCGCTTGATGCGTTTGGTTGGTACTCGACTTCTAATACATCGACTTTTTCGCGCTTGACTGCTCGCTCGATTGTTGCGAGTGGGTCAAAACCATTGGCAATTGATAAAGCCACGATATGTTGAGCCTTAACGATGCCGCTTGGCACTGTATCGGACGCTAACAATACGTTATCAACATAGACGTATTGGCGCGGCCAGTCTAGCACTTGGGCATCGTCTGTCTTATAGCCTTTGTACTGCTTAGACTCCATGTAATCCATTGCTTTAGTCAAATAAATAGCCGCGTTTGGTGTGGTTACAGTGACACCACGCGCTAGAGCAAAAGCGATAAAATCATCGTCTGTTGTATAACCGATTGTTACTGTCACTGCTCGCTCCCATTTTAAACCATCAAAAAAGGGGCAATTAAGCCCCTTTGATGTTGCTGATTAACCAAGCAATGTTGCGGTATGCTCTGGTTTGATGTTTTTAACACCCCAAGCCAATGCAATTTCATAACGGATTTTACGATAGCCTGGATACATCGACACCTCAAACGCTAAGCCGCTGCGTGGGTCTTGAATAGTCATTACATCAATGGCCATATCACCTTCTTGTGGACGCTCAGGCATACGAGTTGCCAACACAATTGCGCTACGGCTAAAAGCCATGTTGCGTGGTGATGTGGCCAACACGGTAATTGCACGAGTAGCCACGCCTTGAGCTTTACGCAAGCCTGGTGCAGCTAAAGTGATGGTGTCACCACTTGCAGGGTTAGCACCTGCGAAAGTAGCAGAGGTAACAACGTATTGATTGGTATCATTAGCAAACGTAATAACATCGCCTGCGGCAACCACGCCCGTACCTGCGGTAGCTAACGGGATTACCGTTTGGCCAACCGTAAAGGCTGCGCTTGTGCTTGTGGCACTTGCCATTGCACCACTAGCAGGGTTATAAACCTGTGCAGATTCGCGAATTGCCACACCGCTAGGCATGGTTAAAACGCCTTGACCTGCCAATGTTTCGGCTGCTTTATCACGAGCCGAATTGATGTTAAACAAAGTCTGTAAATTAGCACCTGCGTTAGTATCAATAACCAATTGCAAGTCGCTTGTTGGTGCGCCATTGTCCACTAAGATTTTACGCGCTGCACTTAATGCGGCTGTATTTGTGATAAAAGGAACAGTACCAACAGCACCAGCCGCACGGCTAGTAGTGGTATATAATGCAGCAAGGTCTAATTCAACAGCATTGGCTAATGTACGCATTGCCTGTGCAATTTGATTAGCGCGAATAGTTAAATAACCTGCACCACTGTTTAAACCAACTTGCTCGTTACCTTCCCACGAAAACGGCACGGCTTTAGATTTTGTAATCTGAATGCTTGTGTTGCCAATAGTTTGGTCTGCTGCACTTGGCACGGACATGGCAGGCGTAGTGTTAACCATGCTATTGCTAGACGGCGCAACAGGTACAGTTACGTTTTGGCCAACTGCTGCGCGATTAACACTAGAGTCAACAGTAACGGCAGGGATAAAACCAATAAGCTCACGAGATACAACATCAAGAGCCGCGTATAAATCAGGGATTAAACCCGTTAAAGTGTTAGACATAATAAAAACCTCTAATTAGTGATTGTGCCGCCACTTTTAAAATGTGCAGCCCTTGCGCTTTGACTCATCGCGTCAAATTGTGCGCGTGTGATTGTTTTAGCAGCACCGCCACCATTTGAAGCATTTGTGCCAAAGCCACCGCTAGATGCTTGAGCTTTTAGCATTGCGGCATAAGTTGGAGACTTGAGTACATCAGCCTTAAACCCTGCCAAATCTAACGAAGTAGCACCGCCATCTTCGTCTTTAAAACTATACTTGTCTGTTTCAGGGTCATAATCAACCCTTTCACTAATCAATTTTTTAAACGCTTTTGCGCCGACTTCGGTTGCTAATGTACTTAATTCACTAACAACAGCATCACGCGCCTTTTTAATTACGATTGCATCACGTTTGGCAATGCGCTCCTCAAATTGTTTAATCGTTTCACCGTGTCGCTTTTCGCTATCTGCCAAAATCTCATCAATCTTTCCTTCGGCTTTTAACTTCTCTAACGCCTTCTTTTCAGCTTCGGCTTGTTTAGCTGCTTCTTGACTCTTAAATCCTTTTAACTCGTTGGCTAGTGCGTCTCGCTCTTCGCCTTTGCGCTTCATCGCGCCAACTACTGTAACAAAATCTTTGTGCTGATAAATCTTAGCACCGTCTTTTTCAACTTCGACATAATCAGCATGATATTTTTCGGGAATATCAGCTAAGTCTTTAACTTCAATCATAATCAAAACCTTTGATATTATGTTACACAGTAACGTTAAATTATTGTACGCCATTTTGTGCGCTTTGCAATAGTGGCAGAGGAATAGCCTCAATCATTGAGATAACGTCCTCAGCTTCACCCGATATATAACCGCCTGCTATTAGTTTCTCGATTGCCATTTGTGGTGTCATCAATCTATCAAGCACTAATTCGCGTATGGCTCGCACTTCATCTGGCGTAAATGTGGTAGATGTAAACTCACGGTTTAGCACTAAGTCAACATCAGACGGCATCAACTCTAAACCCTCAAAATCACCACAATACGCAATGATATTTTTATAAGCTCGCTCAATGTTGTTAGTTAGTAAAGTTAAAACCGCTTTTTCATTAGCGTCTTTAATCTCAACCTCGCCCAGTGTTTGTTGTTGATTGTCTTGCGTCTCAAAACGCCCACCAATTGCCCGTACTTGTTTCGCGTTTTCTTCCATATATTTAAAAAGCGCATCACCATCGGCGGTTAGTTTTAAAATATCCATTGTCACGCCATCGGGTAAAAAGTTATGCACTCCTGCACCCATGGCGAAGTATTTGC